ATAGCCTCACGCTTCCATTACCTTTCAAGATGCCGGAAAGACAGTTTTTAAGCACTGGATACACCATGCCAACAGGCGCACCAGAAGCATAGCCTGTTTCAAGATTTCCGACTTTCTCACGCGTTATCATGCCGCCATGCTCAAGCGCTTCTGTCAGCGCACCAGGTTCAGCCAATTCAACGAGCGCCGCTTCAAAGCACGCGTGTTTAATGCTCGCCGGGATCCCAACCAGCGCACACCCGTCAGCGTCCCATGCTTCATACCGTGGCCATGATAACCCTTGTGTTTGTGTCATTCTATACCCTGGCCATCTGTATGAATATGCACCTTCTATGTATGCAGTGCCTCTGATGAGCGCTTTTTCAATGGCGGTATCGTCGGCACTTGTCGGGATTGAGAGCCCCCCGCGCGGTGTATATGCCTTGAACGCATCGAGAGTCGAATACACGTTCGCGTCAGGGACTCCTGAACCGTCTTCGACAATTAACAGGCTCACTTCTTTTTCTCCAGCGCTTTTTCAAGCGCGCCTATGCGTTTGTCGACCACATTGAGAGAGTCAAGACGCTTCATTAGCTCCTCTAGCCTTGTTTCAGCATCATTGGCGCGCTTTTCAAGCATATCAAGCCTGGAAAGGACGGCTCGTATTTTTTCTTTTTCAAGGGCACCTTTCGGCAATTTCAATCCTTCCATTCCAGGCACTCCTTACTCTGCCGCGACACAATACGAAATGATTGCGTCATTCTGCGGATCAGCACTAAACGTGAACGTTACGCCGCCATCGCTTGCAACAGCAGACACGCCGGTTACGGTTCCGGTTCCAGCTTTTAGAATCGCCCATGAAACCATATCACCAGCCTTCACGTTTGCCATAGGAACGAATATCGCCGCTCCAAGTGCCGCATCAGTAGCGGCAATCTGATACTTGCTTCCAGTAGTATGCGCGGTCGAGTCCGCATCATGCAGGTTGAATTTTGCCTTGATATCGTTCAGTCTTGTAATTGCACCAGCAAGCGTTGTAACGGCTGTCGTCGCAGCAAGCACTCTCGTAGTGCCCTGCGCTTGATGGTAGGTTGGTGTTTCACTTGCCGCATCAGTGTTATGCAGGGTGTATTTCGCAGTTAGGTCGTTGACAAGCGTAAGCAAGGTTGCAAGATTGTATGGCACGACACTTGTGGCGGCGAGCTGGCCTGCGGCATGCAGCGCTTTATGCTCTCCAGTTACTTCTCCTGCGGTTACGTCGGCAACGTGCGCCGAATATTTTGTCCTCAATTCTGTTGCCAGAGTAATGGCCGACGCCAGCCCCGCGACATTCAAATCACGGGACGTGGTCATCGCATCATCCATGGCCAGAATTATTTTCTGATATCTTTTCCGTGAATGGAACATTGCACAGCCTCCTATTAGCCGTTGGAAATCAGCGCGATCACGCCAGCGTTCTTTGCGTTGTATACCCTATTCCAAGATGTAGCGGTATACAGGTCATCATCAGACGGCGAAGTAGCAGTATCAGCGTACTTAACCCAAGAGAAGCCGAGCGGGTGAATGCAGAACTGCCTGCGGGTATAGAGCGAATCAACACCAATGCCTTTCGGATCTCGATAGGCTTCATTAGCAACATACTTGCCGGGATTCTCGGCGAATGCAATCGCGCCCTGCTTGAACAGATACGAATGATACTTGTATCCGCCCGTAACTGCAATTACTGGCAGGTCATCGTCAACAACGATATTCAGCCCCATATACTTGGGAATAAGTAGATTAGAACGGCTGTCCTGCACATAGTCAATCAGGTCGTTCTTAAGCAATGTTGAATAGACCGTGGAATGAACAGCAATAGCGTATACCTCATTGAAGTGATCGCCTTGCTTGAGCACAGCTTCAATAGTTTTTTCAGCGCTGATTTTATTTGCGGCGGTGGCACTAGTGGCATTATCGATTGAAATATCAACCACCAAGTCGCTGGAATCATTCGCGATATTGTCAGCGATAATACCGCGAACAGTAAGGGTAAGCAGTTTTTCGTACTGTGTCGCCCAGTACTGAGCCACACGGTCGCCGATTGCCTGGATTGGATTATCGCCTGAAAGCTGTGCAGCGAGGTCAGTCGCGCCCCACGCTTTACCACGAAGCTGTCGGCGGGCAATCATCTTGTCAGCGGTAATCGCATTCACCGTCATATCGCTACCTTCAGCAAGCACCTCTGAATCGCCTGAAAGGTCTTTCCAGAAGGGGAAATTGAAGGTGTTAGAACCGCCCGCAAGCTTATCGAACAGCACTGGCGACTGAACAAGTACGCCAGCCTGGAAGAACTTATTGAGATGAATCGATCGCTCTGAAACATAAGGGTCAAAAACAGTCGGAACAATAACATCCGAAAGTCTAGTCTCTGCCATATAAAACTCCTTTTATCCTTTTGATGCGGCTTCAAGTGCCGCGTATTGCGCCGGGTTGGTCTTGAAAAGCTGGGTTCGTTCATCAAGCGTCATGTCCTTGAACGGCTTGTTTGTGCTTCCACCAGCTCCAGAACCACCAGCACCACCGCCAGAATTGCTTGATGCAAGCGCCCATTCTTTGCCGTCCGGCGTGTTCATCCACTCAGTAACATACGCTTTGGGGTCGAGCTTCTTCACCGTGCCATCAGCGCCCTTGACGCTTGCGATAGCCCGTGGCTTTCCGTCATCCCCAAGCTCAACTGAGAACTTGCTCTTGTGCAGTAGTTTCACCGCTTCCATGTGTGCCGGTTTGACTGCGCCTGCGAGTGCCGAAGTCAGCCCGCCATCAATCAGCAGGTCGGCGACAGTCTGATTCGCGGCAGAGACTTTCTCGTCACGCTCTTTTTCCGCTTTCAGCTTGTCGGCCTTCACGGTTTCCATATCCTTCTGTAGCCGTGCAAGGTTCGCCTGCAATTCATCGCGTTCTGATTCCAGCATAATGAGCTTTTGCCGTGCGTCGTCGTCTGGATTTTTGTACTTCTCTAGCAGTTCCTTGTTCTTCTTCTTCAATCCAGCGACTTCGGCATCTATCACGGCCTGTGTGCTCTCATTGACAATGCCCTCGGCCTTGGCAATTTGCGCATCGGTCGCGCCAAGCTCTTTCAGCAATTCTTTCAATTTATCCATACTACACCCCTAGGGTCGGGCCTTGCCCGTATTATTTCTGGCCTTGCCAGATTGTTCACAAATAAAATCAGTCATCGGATTCATCGATAACTTTCTCTTGCACCTTGTCATCAGTTTCAGGAATAAATGGCTCAAGCTCCGCCTCATAGAATGGCGCATCGAGCTTCTTTACTCCTACCACAACATACTCAACGCCTTCAATCGTCAAATGTTCGCCCTTCTTGATAAAGTGTGGGACCATGCAATTTTTCATTTCAGCTCCTTGAGTGTCAGTAATTTACCATCTTTCACGAACGATTCTACCGGCATTCCTTGCTGATACAGCTTCGCGCGCGTCGGCCCTAATATCTCAGCCTGTTCTTTTAGGCTTGCCGATTTCAGCATATCCTTCCACGTTGTGTATTTCGGCACCTGTCCGTTCATGCTCGCGCGCGTTGTATCAGGTAATTCATCAGCGTCAATGCCAAGCTCACGGAAACTCTTAAACACTGGCACCATTATGCCACGGCAATTCACATGGCTCGGTAAAAACGGTCTCGGTTCATTCACGCCATACATCGTGCCGTCCGCAATCCCGCATTCAATGCACGTCCTCTCGTCCAGCGTTTCAACGCGCATATAGCCTTGGATAATATCCTCATTCGCCCGCCAGAATATATCTCTAGCCGTATTGCTCACGTGCATGACGGCAGTCCTTGCCAGCGCCTCTGCTTGCCGCGTGTCAACCGTCATTATTCCGCCGGTATATTTGCCTGCAACATACTTACCGCCAACCCATTTCGCGCGCCTCACCGCACGGCCTCGAAGCTCTACTATAAGCTGTTCCAGCGTCTTGCCCTGCTCAATCGCGCGCTTTGTCGTCTCGACTACGTCCGTGATATTATTGACGCCAAGCGCATCGACTAATTGTGCCAGCGTACTGCCAGCCGCCGCAGGACGTTCGGCGATTTTCTGCCACTCAACCATTGCGCCCTTT